AAGACGAGGGCGACGATCTGGCTGGTTCTCATGACTTCTTTCCCTCAGGGACAATTTTCCAGAACCTGCTTGGGAAGACGAGGCGGGCTTCACGAAGCTTGGCGGGGGCCTCGGACTCAGGAAGCGCGCGAGCGTAGACACGGGTCTTGTCGTCAGCAGCGACCACTCGGAATGTCACGGGACATCGACCTCCTCGAGCAATTCGGCGATCTCACCGCAGCGGGGACATTCGTTGCCTCCGTCGTGGCCCATGAAGTCGCACGTCCACCAGTCGAGGCCATGGCAGCGCCAGTGCTTCCAAGTACCGGAGATCAGATCATCGGCCATAGATCCTCCTAGTCTGGCGATTCGGGGGAGCAAGCGAGCCTTCCCCGGTTGGCGCCGGTCCCTATTCCGGCAACCCTCCAACCCGCTCGCCCCTCTGTATCGTCAGGCCGCGGACTCCCTTCTCTGCTTGCACCATTTGCAGTGCCCGTCGTCGTAACGATTGTTGGTGCCGCATCGGGAGCAGAGGCGGGGGCCGGGCTCGTCGGGATCTTGCCAGAATTCGCCGACGTCCAGCCAGGCGTCGTACTCCACGGGCCAGATGATGAGAGGGTGCAGCTTGAGCGCCACAGCGATCCGGTCGGCTACCCACAGATCGATCTCGCCGGTCTGGCGGGAGCGCTCGATCGCCTTGCGGGAGATACCGATGGCCTCGCAGAAGGCTCGGAAGCCGGTCGCCAGGGTGTCACCCACGGCCTGGTCTCCGGTGTAGCCATTGGTGATCGCGGCTCTTTCGAGGACTGCCAAGATTGGGGCGGATGGGAGCTTCATGCGGCCACATCCTGGACGTCAGGCCAGATGGTGGAGATGAGATCGGGGCAGTCGAGGGCGGTAAGGACTTTGGTGGCCCAGGCGAGGGAGACTCCGGGGCGAGCAGCTACGCCGTTGACGAACTGCTTCACCGCATCGGGGGAAAGGTCAGTGCGACCTGCCACGTAGCGGCTCATGGCGCTGATCGAGCCGTAGGCGGAGGCGCGCTGCTTGAGGGCGGCACGAAGCGGGGGCGATGGGTAGGAGCCCGGGCGGTAGCGCTGGGCGGGCTGCACGATTGCGAGGGGCTCGCCACGTCGGAGCCGACGACGTTCGCGATTGGAGGTGTTGCCCCAGATGCCGTACTCCTCATAGTGCTCGAGGGCGTATGCGCGGCACTGGTCACAAACTGGGCAGGTTCGGCAGACGGCTCGGGCAGCAGAGGAGCTTCCGCCGCGCTCGGGGAAAAATATCTCAGGATTGACGTTGAGGCAGGCGGCTCGGGCTTGCCAGGCGAGTCGCTCTGGTATGGAGAAATCGGGGGCCTTAGGCATCGGGGACCTCCGTGAACTCGGGCACCACGACGAATGCCTCGTACTCGTTGCCCCACTGATCTTTCGGAACGATGTGGATCGCGCGGGCAACTCTCACGAGGCGGCCGTCCTCGGTCTTGAGGGTGAGGGGTGGGACGGGCAAGAGGGCATCGTCGCCGTCAGGTACGATTCCGCTACGAAGTAGTTGGTCGATCTGATCGGCCACTTGCCAGCGAACATCTTCGTCGTAGCTCATGGCTGCTTCGCTCTTGGGAGATCACGGACGCCGCTACGGTTCATGGTCCTGAGGCGCTCGACGAAGGTAGCGGGGTCGTGCAGGATGCGCTCGCCGGCCGTGGTCGAGATGCGCTCGCCCTTGCGGCGAGTGCGGAGGTTGGCTCCGGGGTGCAGGCGGCGGGTCATGGGAGATCCCTCCCCTCTTCGGCCTCGCGGGCGGCGTAGAACTCGCTGAGTTTCACGCGCTCCCATCGGGCGGGGTCGAACTGTTCCTTGCTGAACCCAGCGGCCCCGCTCTCGATCTTGCTACTTTCGATGTCCGTTCCCCAAACGATGTAGAGCACGCCTCCGTGAGTCTCCATGCCGGGATGAAAAACACTGTTCCCTGTCCAGATGGAGTCGGGCATGGCAGGAGGAGTCCATGCTGGCAGGCGAAGAGCCTGCATCCTATCGGACAGTTCCCGGCCCGCCTTCGTCTTCCGCAGGGGGACGATGTACTGCGGCCACGACCGCGGCACGATCCGCCAGCCGTCGGGGACTAACTGATTCGCCTTGTGACTCAGGCCAGCGAGCCTCCTGTCTCCCCAACCAGACATGATGATTGGCTCTCGGCCCTCGCCCTGCTCCGCCGCGAAGGACAGGCAGGCGGCCTGCCACCGTTTGTAGGCTTCGCAAAAAGCGTCCCAGGCCGCCTTGATTTCGGGATCCGTAGTCCGGTAGACGACCTCAACGGACATTGAAGGGCTCCCGGCTCAGGCCGGTGAGGCGGGGGTCGACGTGAAGGCGGGCGAAGGCCCGAACGGCGGATGGTGACCTCAGTAAATCGAGCACGGCGCCGACGATCACGGGGTCCAGTCGGTCGCGAGTGGGGGAGAGGTTGGGGCCGGGGATCATCGGGCATCGCTTGCCTCATGCGCCAGCCTGCTCTTGGCGACTCGCATGGCCATGATGACGCCCGGCAGAAGGTCGTCTTGGACACTGAGGCGTTCGGCGTGGCTGATGACCCACACCTCGTCGTGGCCGAGGATGTTGTCCTCCGGGCCTACAGAGATGGTGATGCGGACTTCGGTCCTGCTAGGCTGCTGCTGCGGTTCCATGAGGCTCCTCCTCGTGGGGTCGTCGGGCTCCCGGCTTCGCGTGGTCGGGGGCCCCTTTGCTTTGGTCAGGCTGGCTTCCTGGGCCGTCGGCGCTTCTCGGCATAGGCTGCGCAATCCTCACGATTGCACTGGCGGCAATAGCGCCAGCCGTTCGTGTAGAGCGTGTTCTCCGGGGTGTACTCATGGCCTCTTGAGCAGTGGGTCTTGCGAGCGTTGCGAGCCGGGAGGCTTTCGCCGCGCAGGATGTTCTCTTTGTTCGTCACGGGCTCTAGGTGAGCGGGGTTGACACAGGCCCGGTTGCGACACAGATGATCAAGCGTGAGGTCGTCGGGGACCGGACCCACCATCAGCTCATAGACGGCCCGGTGAGCGTAGACCTGCTTCCCGTGGGCACTGATGGCACCGTATCCATGAGCCTTCATCGCATAGCCCTGCCAAGGCCAGCACGCCGAAGGTCAGATTGGTCGAACAAGGTCCAGATACGGGGTTCGAGATCCCACCCTGTCGGGCCGGATCCGCGAACGTCGGTGAACTCTCCCCGGCGCTTCGCTCGGTTGTAGCAGGTCCGACAACACCCTCGGGCGACTACGAGAGGTGAACCGCAGGCGCAGACCTTCACGACGCTTCCTGTACTGGCTCAGCGAGCTTGGCTGCCAGAACTCGGATGTCAGCAACTGCGAACCTGCGATGCCGGCCCAACGTGCGGGTGCAGGGGATCTTGCCCTCCTCGGCCCATCGGGCGACGGTGCGAGGGCTGACGAACAGGAGCGCGGCGGCCTCGCCGGTCTCCAGGTAGTCCTTCGGCTTGGGTGTGCTCATGGCCGTCATTCAAGCAGATCCCGCCAACACTGTCAAGCTTGTTGACGTAGACAGCGGCGAGGTAGATGATGACGTACGCGAAAGCGCCCGCCTGAAGGAGGGTGGCGGGCGCTTGTGGATCAAGGTTGGCTCGGATCAGGAGCTTGGTATGGATTGTAGCCCACGAAGCGGCAAATCACTAGACCGCGCCTTGGATAGATGGTGCATCTTCGGATGCAACCCGGCGCTGTGAGCGGGCGCCCGAAGCTCCTGGACCTCTTCTGCGGTGCCGGCGGCGCGGCGATGGGATATCACCGGGCGGGGTTCGAGGTGATCGGTGTCGACATAGCACCTCAGCCCCGGTATCCGTTCGAGTCCCACCAGGCGGACGCGCTCACGTTCCCGCTTGAGGGGTTCGATGCGGTGCACGCATCGCCGCCGTGCCAGGCGTGGACCGCCTACAGGCGCCGGCCCAACCACGTCGGCGAGTATCCGAACCTGATCGGAGCAACCCGGGATCGGCTCGAGGCGGCCGGCGTGCCGTGGATCATCGAGAACGTGCGGGGGAGCGAGCTCCAAACCCCGATCCAGCTCTGCGGCTCGAGCTTCGGGCTCGATGTGCGCCGGCATCGCTGGTTCGAGACAAGCTGGCCACTTCTGGCACTGCCGTGCAACCACGGATGGCAGACGCCTCGCTTTGCCCATGCTACCAACCGGACAAACCTGCGCTGCACTGTTGAGGTAGGTGTCTGGCGTATCCCGCTCGACGTGCAGCAGCGAGCCATGGGCATCGACTGGATGGAGCTTGAGGAGCTTTCGGAGGCGATCCCGCCGGCTTACACCGAATGGCTGGGGGCCCGATTGCTCGAGGTGGCCCGGTGAGCCTCCCAGAAGTAGCCCTAGGTCTGGCGCGCGGCAGCTGGCTCGTCTTCCCCTGCCACTCGGTAGCTGCGGACGGGTTCTGTACCTGCGGGAAGCCGGGGTGCACCTCCCCAGCCAAGCACCCGCGGACGAAGAACGGGCTGCACGATGCCAGCTCGGACCCGGCGCAGGTCCTGGAGTGGTGGGCGAGGTGGCCGGAGGCGAACATCGGGCTGCGAACGGGCGACGGGATGTTCGTGATCGACCCGGACGGGCCGGAGGGCGCGGCCACGGTCGACGGGATGGATCTGCCTCCCACGCTGACAGTCGTGACGGGCAACGGGCGGCACCTGTATTTCTTCGCGCCGGAGGGTGTGGAGATCCGCAACCGGGCGCGGGTGGCGCCGGGGCTCGACGTGCGGGGGGACGGGGGCTATGTGATCGCGCCTCCCAGCGTCCATGAGTCCGGCCGGGTGTACGCGTGGGTCGACCAGGATGCGGAGATCGCCGAGGCGCCGGAGTGGTTGGTGGAACTCGTCAGGGTGCGGGAATTCCCAGCTCCTGCCAGAAGTGACATTCCCCGGAATAAGTTTCTCGGAAATGTCACACCCTACGCGCGTGCGGCGCTGGACGCCGAGGTGCGCAATGTGCTCGACGCTCAGAGGGGAGTGCAGAACGACACGCTGAACCGGGCAGCATTTGCTCTGGGACAGCTCGTCGCATCAGGGGCCCTGCCGGAGTCCGAGGTGTGCTCGGCGCTCATGGGGGCCTGGGACGCGCTGGAGCCGGGGAACGGGCCAGGGATGGCGGCCGGCGAGCGGACGATGCGCTCGGGGCTGGAGTCGGGCATGCGCTACCCGCGGGAGGTGCCGGAGCGACCCGAGAAGCAGGAGCCGAGACGGGCCCGCGTGACGGCACAGCTCGGCACGCGGCAGCCGGAAGAGGCGCCGGACGACCCGGATACGGTGCTCGAGGTAGCCCGGGCGGCGGTGAACCCCTCACCGAACGGGTGGAAGCGTTTGACGGCGGCCGAGTTGCTCACGATGACGTTCGACCCGATCCGGTGGGCCGTGCCAGGTCTGCTGCCGGAGGGGCTGTGTGTGTTCGGGGGACGGCCAAAGGCCCGGAAGTCGTGGCTGATGCTCCAGATGGCCATTGCGCGGGCCACCGGGGGGATGTTTCTTGGTCAGGAACTCGAGCCGTCGCCGGTCGTGTACTTCGCTCTCGAGGACGGGCCCCGTCGTCTGGCGGACCGCCTGAGGGCTCTGGAGTGCCCCACGAACGTCGTGGGGCTCATCTTTCAGACCGGGATGCCCCCGATTGGCCGCGGCGGCGTGGAGTACGTCTCGGAGATCGTGGAGTCGTCGGGGGCCGGGCTCGTCGTCGTGGACACGATCAGCCGGGCGCTGGACCGGGGCGTGGGTCGCGGGGTCGATCAGGACAAGAACGCGGACATGACGTCGGTGCTCAACCCGCTCCAGCGGTTCGCCCTCGAGTGGGGGCTGGCACTGGTCGTCGTCGACCATCTCCGCAAGACGGGGATCCAGACCGAGCGCAATCCGGTGGAGGAGGTCATGGGTTCGACAGCGAAGGTGGGCGTCTCGGACACGATCTGGGGGCTGTACCGGAAGAAGGGCGAGCACCGGGGGCAGCTCTCGATCGTCGGCCGCGACGTCGAGGAGCGGGACCTAGTTGTGGAGTTCCAACCCACTCCGGCGGCGTGGCAGATGGTCGGGGACGCGGAGGACGTGAGCCGGTCCGAGGTGCAGCAGCGATATCTCGACGCCCTGCGCTCACTCGGGCCCTCCGACGCCAGCATGGTGGCTCGTCACCTCGCCGTGTCCTCTCAGAGCGCGGGGGACGTCTTGCGGCGCCTGGTCGACGGGGGCCGGGCCCGAGTGACCCGCGAGCATGCCGGCAAGGCAGGCCGGCCACGGTACGTCTACAGCATAAGGGAAGGCAGTGACGAGGCTTGGAGCGGGTCGTGGTGGAGCGAACCTGATGAACGCTGAGGGTGACCATGAACGCTGAGGGTAGTTGCTGCGTGTCTCTATACGTGGAGTACGGGAAATCTTATAAATCTTCTAAATACCCTCACGGGGGGGGGTTTAGAAGATTATGGAGATTTAGAAGGTCAAAAGGCTTCTCGCGCACGCGCGCCCCCGTACGCGCGCATGAGGGAAGAATCTGGAAGGCATGATGACAACGAGAGGAGATGGGGACATGGAAGCTCAGGCCAAAGGGATCCCGAAGGATTGGAGTTCCAAGGGAACGCCTGAGTCTTAGAATCTGACCCATGAACCGTCGCACCCTTAGACCAGCCAAGTGCACAGGCCATTCGAGCGTGACCGGGGAGCCTTGTAAGAATTGGCCGATTCGAGGCGGTACGGTCTGCCGTAGCCACGGCGGCTCGGCCCCCCAGGTCCGGAACAAAGCCAATGAGCGGATAGCTGAGCTCGTCAACCCCGCCCTCGCCCTCATCGCCGAGCTGATCGAGACAGGCCGGGCCGAAGACCTTCCGGCGAGCGTGGGCCTCGCCGCCGCCCGGGACATCCTGGACCGTGCAGGCTATAGCCCTACGGCCAAGATCCACCTTGAGGGCGACCTGACCGTCCGTTCCCCGGTGGACCTCGAACTTGACGACCTCGCTGAGAAGCTGCGTGAGCACGACCGAGCTCCGGCTCCGGGCGATTGAGCTCGGCCACGCCTCCGCCGACCCGTGGGTCAAGGTCTTCGCGCGCTGGCTCGCCCAGGCCCGCCCCGACCAACTGGCCCCCGCAGGCGACTGGCTGATCTGGTTGATCCAGGCCGGTCGCGGGGCGGGCAAGACGAAGTCGGGGGCCGAGCACGTCAATCGCCGCCTCATGCGTGACGGCTACCGCAGGGCCGGCCTGATCGCCCGCACGGCTGCCCATGTCCGGGACGAAATGGTGGAGGGTCCTGCCGGCATCATGGCGTGCGCCCCCCCCAACGAGGGCCGCCCCGTGTACGAGCCATCGAAACGCCAGATCACCTATCCCAACGGTGCCATCGCCAAGACGTACAGCGCGGAAGAGCCGTCCCTGCTGCGTGGACCTGAACACGATTTAATTTGGTGCGACGAATTGGCCAGCTGGGGTGATGCGTACAAGGGGGACATTGTAGACACGACGTGGAACAACGCCATGCTGGGCCTGCGCCGCGGCCCCCATCCTGAGGTCATCGTCACCACGACGCCGAAGCGGGTGAAGCTCCTACGTGAGATCCGGGCCCGCTCTCTGACCATCGTCACGAACGCCACCACCTACGCTAACCTCGCCAACCTCGCCCCGCACTTCCAGGAGGCCGTGCTGACCACGTACGAGGGCACGCGTCTCGGCCGGCAGGAACTCCTAGGCGAGCTGCTTGAGGACGTGGAGGGGGCGCTGTGGATCGAAGACCTCATCCTGCGCGGCCCCCATCCCGACCTCGCCCGCATCGTCGTGGGCGTCGACCCCTCTGGCACGAAGACCGGTGACGAGGTCGGCATCATCGGCGCCGGCCGCACGCTCGACCGCGGCTACGTCCTGGAGGACCGCTCCGGTCACTTCTCCCCGGAGGGCTGGGGCCGGGCGGTGGTCAACCTCTACCACGACCTGAAAGCTGACAAAGTCATCGCCGAGGCTAACTACGGAGGCGAGATGGTCGCCCACGTCATCCGCACCGTGGACCCGACTGTGCCCGTCAAGATCATCCACGCGTCTCGGGGCAAGGCCGTGCGCGCCGAGCCAGTCGCCGCCATGTACGAGCAGGGCAAGTGGACCCACTGCGGCGTGTTCCCCCTGCTGGAGGACGAGATGACCACCTGGACTCCCGACGACCCGGTTTCTCCCAACCGCCTCGATGCCCTCGTGTGGACCGCCCACGAGCTGTTCCTGGAGAAGCGCCGGGCCCGCGCGTTGGGGTGACATAGCGGGGTGCAATGGTTCCGCTTACAATCTCTGCCAATGAGGATCACCCGGCGCCCGCCAGCGACCCGTGAGCAGATCGTCCGGGGCTGGCTCACCATCACCTGGCTCGCCGGGGTCGTTGCCGGGTTTACCGTCTCCCTCACAATCGGCCTTGCCGCACTCGCCGGCCTCTCCCTCCTCATGGCTGGCATAGCGCTCTGGCTCGGTCAGGACGACGAGGCCCCCGCTGAGGAACCCGTCCGCATCACCCGGCCCGGCGTGTGAAGATGCCGATGCGTGGTCAGCGCGGTATGACTGTTCGGCAGATCAGGGAGGTTCTGCTTCGTTCTGGCGATCCTGACCGCATCCCAGAGTTCACCGCGTGGATCGACCGTGATGGCGATGGCGATTACTACGAAGACGTCTATTTTGTGGTGGTGTCAGCCAATGAGCAGAGCTCAGGTTCGTACGTGTTCGAGCTGGAGTCAATCTGGCATTCGGCCTCAGAGGAGGCTCGATGAGGTTCCGCTCCCCGGCCCCCACCCGTGCCCTCGTCCCCACCGAGGTCCGGGCCCCCACCGCTGCCACCAAGACCCTCAGCTACACCTCGCCCGGCCTCGCGCAGGTCTCCGACTGGAACGCCTCCATCGCCATCCGCTGGGCCTACTACGCCAACGTCTTCGTCTACCGCTGCGTCGAGGTGCTCGGCGTGGACATCGCCAGCCTGCCCGTGCGCGTCGGCGTCGATCCCGACCGACCCGACGACTACAATCCGAAAGCCCCCCTCGCTCGCATGCTCGCGCCCCCGCCCGGTGGCCCGGCCCCCGGCATCTCAGCCCGCCGCCTGTGGCGCTGGAGCGTGGCGCAGCGGGCCGTAACTGGCAAGCTGGCCTGGGAGATCGAGCGGGGGGGCAACGACCGTCCCATCGCCTTCTGGCCCCTGCCCGGGTCCATGCTGGAGGCCATTCCCTCCACCTCCGGCACGTCGTACTTCACCGCTTTCAAGTACGGCCGCATGGGCGAGCAGCGGACTCTCCGGCCCCGGGACGTCTTCTACTCGTGGCGCCCTGGCATGAACGACTGGCGCCAGCCCGAGTCCGTGCTGCAGGCCGCCAAGCTCGACGTCTCGATCGCCGTCATGCAGGATCGCTACGACTACGCCTTCCTCAAGCACGATGCCCGCCCGGCTGCCGTCGTCGTCCACCAGGCGTTCGCTGAGCGTGAGGCCCGGGAGGAGTGGAGGGAGCGCTTCCTCATCCAGCACGAAGGCCCCGACGCCGCTGGCCGCCCGATCTTCTTCGAGGTCGACGCTGAGGATGGCCAGAACGTCGGCGACCTGCTCGACATCAAGACCGTCGGGCTGTCCCAGCGCGATGCCCGGTTCATCGAGCGGGAGCAGTCCAAGATCCGGGCCATCACCGTCGCGTTCGGCGTCCCACTCTCCCGACTCGGCGACGCCAGCAACCGCACGTTCTCGAACGCCGGCGAGGAGATGGGCATGTACTGGGGGTCGACCGTGCCCGGGTGGACGACCGAGCTCGCTGACGACGTGAACACCGACCTCGTACCCGAGATGGGCGACGATCTCGTGATGTGGTTCGACCTGAGCGGCCGGGACGAAGCCCGCACGCGCATCTTCGCCGCCCCGAACCCCGTGGACCTGGAGGCGGCCAGCATCGTGACCAAAGATGAGATTCGTCGGGATCTCGGTCTCGCGCCCGTGCCCGACGGGAAGGGTGGCTTCCGGGAGCCGGTCGCTCCGACTCCGGTGCCGGCTCCCGCGCCCCCCGCCCCGTCCGCTGCCGCAGCGCCCCCGCCCGAATCCCGAGCCGTCGACCACAAGGAGCGGCGCTCCCGGCTCTGGAGGGCCTCAGACCGCCGTGTGACCGCTCTACAGCGTCTCTGGCAGCGGCAGTGGCGCACGATGTTCCGGCGCCAGCGTGACGCCACTCTGCGCCGTCTGGAGGGCAAGCGGGGCCGTGCTGCCGCTCACCGGGCCGTGGATACCTCCGACGTGTTCGACCGTGGGTTCTGGGAAGCTGAGACGGTGGACTTCGCCGGGGGCCTGTACGAGGCCGTGTTCGCTGTGGGCGGCGCTCGAGTGGCCGATCTGTTCGGGCTCGCCTTCGACCTCGATGCGCCATACGTCGAGCGCTGGATCAAGGCCCGGGCGAACCAGCTCGCTGGGCCTGTCACCGAGACGACCTACGAGGCGATCAAAGCCGAGCTGGCGGCGGGAACTAAAGCCGGAGAGGACGTCCCTACACTCGCACGCCGCATCCGAGAGGTTTTCGCAGAGGCAGACCGCACGCGCTCGGTAAGGATTGCTAGAACCGAGGTATACCCAGCGTATAACAGCTCAGGGCTCGAAGTTGCCAAAGAGTTAGGTGGGAATGTCGTCGGGGGTCAGGAGTGGCTGAGCGCCGAGACGTGCTCCGAGCACGCGGATATGGATGGGCAGGTCGTTCGCATCGGGGAGAAGTTCAACGCGGGCGGGGCCGAGCTGGAGTACCCCCGGTGCCGCTGCACTGTTGCCTACCTGACTCCCGAGGAGATGCAAGGCCGGTTCGCTCCTAGGCCCCCAGCCCGCGCGAACGGGCACCGCTCCCTCCCGCTCGGCGAGGCACAGCGTAGGCTTGTCCTCGTGTCGCTCGGCGAGATGCAACCCGAGGAGGTGGCGAGCTGAACCATCCGGCCGTGAGTGTAAGCGCGCCTTCATGGCCGGACGAGTACCTGACGGCCGAGGCGGAGTTTGAGGCACGCTGTCCGGCTTGCGGGCACGAAGTCGGTTGGTCTGAATCAATCTGGCTCGCTCCGAGGGAGACCAGCGAGGCACCTTGGCGATGCCATGATTGCTGGAACAAGGTCACTGGATATGTTCCCCCCGCGTTTCGGAGCAGGGAGGAGGAACAAAAACGCCTTGGCACATAGCGCAGGACCACTCCGGCTGCCCGTCCTCCAAGCCGTTTGCCGTCGTGAAGGACGCCACGGGCGAGGCCGTCGGATGCCACGCAACGAAGCAGGATGCACTCAAGCAATTGGCGGCGCTCTACGCGAGCGAGGAAGGGGGCAGGGCCGTGGAGGTCGCTGAGCGGGCGAAGTACCAGGTCGTAGAGGGCGCGCCGGGCTGCCCGGAGAGCAAGCCCTGGGGCGTGGTCGGAGAGGACGGCAAACGTCTGGAGGACTGCTCCTGCCACGAGACCGAGGAGGGGGCCAAGGGGCACATGGCCGTCTACTTCGCGGGCAGGGCATCGGTCCAAGTCCCACCTCCCCGCTACCGGCCGGCGGCCCGAGGGCGCCCGATGATCCCGATTGCGGGCGAGCACCGGGCGTTCCAGATGACCGAGTTCCGGGTCACCAACGAGACGAAGCGGCAGGGCGAGATCTTCGTCTGTACCTACGACATCGTGGACGATTTCGGAACATTATGGAGACCTGGTGTGTTCGACGAGGGGTGGAAGCGAAAGCTCCCCAAGGGTGTCTGGGGTCACGACTGGCTCGACATCATCGGCCGGGCGGTGGCCGCCGAGAGCAAGGGGAACCAGGCATGGCATGCCGTGCAGTTCTCGGAGTTCGATGCCGTGCCCCGGGCCTATCAGGCATGGACTCAGATGCGTGACGGCGATGTCGACGAGTTGTCCTTCGCGTTCGACCGGGAGCGCTGGGAGAACGTGGACACGGAGAATCCCCCAGAGGGAGTGCCCGCTGGTGCCCGGGAGATCATGAGCCAGGCATTCGAGATCGAGTGGTCCCCGGTGCTGGTGGGAGCTGTGCCCGAGACGAAGCCGCTCGCGGGCAGTTTCCGCAGCGCCGGCAAGCTCTACACAGCCGTGGACATCGACGTCGCTCGTGACCTCGCGCTTCGTCTCCACGCCGGCTCGCTGGACATCACCGACGCCCTTGTGGAGCTCCGGGCCGCTGCCACTGAAGCCCCGCCGGCCACCGCGCCGTCCGGAGCGGTTGAGCCCGACCCTCCTGCTCCGGACGGGCCGGCGGCAGACCCCCCTACGCGCGATGCCGAGGCCGATGCCCGAGCGCTGGCCGACGCCGATGCTGCCCTCTCTCGTCTCGGCCGCAGCGCCTACCGGGGGAGTCGGACGGCCATCGCCTCCCACGACACGGCCGTGATCGACGAGGCATGGGATGGCCCCGCCGCGGTGGCTGCCATGCCCAACGAGGCCGCCACGCTTCGCTACTGCCACGCGTGGCGCAGCGCCGACGGGGACCCGGATGCCAAGGGTTCGTACAAGCTGCCCCACCACAAGACCAAGGGCGGGGCTGCCAACATCTCCGGCGTGCGCAACGCTCTGTCCCGGCTCCCACAGTCGGATATCCCGACCGGCGAGCAGGACGCCGTACGTGCCCACCTTCGCAAGCACTTAGACAAGTTCAATGCGTAAGGAGACCGCCCCGCTGGGCAGCGAGGATCAGGTACCTGAGCGACTACGCCAAGTTCGGGATGCTGTAGCTCGGGGCGACATCGGTACTAAACCACGGTCCGATGTGTGGCCTACCGACGAAATCCGCATCTGGATCGAAGGCAGGCGGGAGAACGAGGTGCTTATCCGCGCAGAATGGGTTGAGCACCTAACGTGAGCAAGCCCTACCACCTCCTGACCCCCCCTGGGCAGCGCAAGCCCCCGCGGTCCTACACTGCCCGCCAGCTCCACGAGATGCTCGTCGCCGACGCACTCGGGCACATCGCCACGCCACTTATGTGGGCGATCAAGGCATATCGGGAAATCGCCCGTCAGGACCGCATCAGCCAGGAGGACGCTTACCAGCGCGTGCGGGCTGAGGTCAAGGCGTCCGGTAAGTACGGGATGCCGCTGGCGTGAGGGTTGGCGTTTACCCTGCCGATGAATGGGGGTGCGGGTCATACCGTCTCCGCTGGCCTGCTCAGGCTCTCCGTGACCAAAGTGCCCCGGTGGAGATCCTCGAGCGCTTGGACGCCGTATGGCAGGAAGGCATCGGGGGCCGAGAGGTCTTCCGTCGCATCATCGCCCCGGAGGTCGACGTGGTGGTCCTCCAGCGCCCCCTGACGCGCGAGCTCGCCCTATCCGTCCCGCAGCTCCAGGCTCAGGGCCGTGCCGTGGTCGTGGAAGTCGACGACGACTTCACCTGCCCGCCGTCCGAGAACCCCGCTTGGCGCGAGACGCATCCGGCCTACTCCCCTGACCGAAACTGGCGCTGGCTCATGCAGGCCGTCAACGCCGCCGATCTTGTCACGGTCACGACGGCATCCCTCGCCGAGCGCTACGGCCGCGGCCACGGCAGAGTGAGAATCCTTCCGAACTATGTGCCGGCGTGGTATCTCTCAGTGGCCGGCGAGCGGGGCCCGCGGCCGTCAGACCCAACCCACCCGCCCCAGACTCGGGAGCAAGGGGGGCAGAAGGCTTCCCGCTCTGCCGGCGTCCTCGTCGGCTGGCCCGGTTCAACCGCGACGCATCCCGGCGACTTGGAATGTACTCATGGTGCCATCGGCCGGGCGGTGGCATCGACCGGCGCCCGCTTCCGGGCCATCGGCGGCGAGGGGACATGCGCGGCGCTCGACATCCCCGACGGCATGGGCGAGCACGTCCCGTGGACGAAGACGATCGAGGAGTACCCTCAAGCTGTAGCTGAGCTTGACGTGGGGATAGCCCCGCTGCGGGATACGAGGTTCTCTCGCGCCAAGTCGTGGCTGAAACCGCTGGAGTACGCGGCCCTCGGTGTAGCGTTCGTGGCATCGCCGCTCCCGGAGTACGCGGCGCTGGCGAAGATGGGGGCCGGGATCCTTGCCGCCAAGCCCCGCGCGTGGGAGCGTGAGGTGCACCGGCTGATCGAGGACAAGAGCTGGCGCACGGAGGTGGCGGAGCGAGGACGCCGGGTGGCGTCGGCGCTCACGATCGAGGTCCACTGCGGGCTATGGTGGGAAGCGTGGGAGGAAGCATGGGAGATCCGGCAGAGGCGTACGCTGGAGCTGGCGAGGTGAGATCATGAGGGGTTTCTTGATTGCGAGCAACAGCGTCTTGCTGTTTATTGTGATCGCATTAGCCGTTTACGCGCGATGGCTCCGGCGTGGCCTAGAGTCGAGTCTTGCCAACAAGTGGTCAGAGCGCGCTGAGCGAGTCATTCAGACTGCCAAGGAGGATTTCTTGCGGGGGGCAGAGGAGCGGTATGCGCGACGAGTGCAAGCCTGGGCGGAGGAACTAGACCGAATGCGCTTGGAATTGAGCGGCATCCGCATGGAGATGGCAGCGAGGGCAGCGGGGGACGAAGCCCCGTGATTCGCTTCGCTGATCTGATCGAGCCCGGCAGCGATAGGCGCGCTGAGCGTAACGCGGGATGGTACAAGCGCGAGCGGTTAGAATCCGTTCTGGTGTCTCGCTGGCGCGAGCAGGGCTATGTCATCTGGCAGGACTTTTTGCCCGATGACTTGATGGACGCCTACGCGCGGGCATACGGGGAAGCCAACCTCGGTCCCCACGGCTGGCCGCACGTCACGCCGTACATGGACTGCCCCGAGCTGCTCGATCTGTGTTGCTACTCCGCTCTGGCCGCGGCGCTGCGGGAGATCGTCGGCGAGCCGATGGGCGTGCACCTCAACCTGACGGGATGGGTGTCCACGGAGCGCAACTGGCATCAGGATTGCTATCTCAACCCGCCCGGCGTGGCCGACCACTACGCCGCCGTGTGGATGGCGCTTGAGGACATCGACCCACGCTCCGGCCCCTTCGAGTTCGTGCCGGGCTCGCATCTGTGGGGAGAGATCACGCGCGAGCGGGCATTGTCGTTTCTCGAACCCCATGAGCGGGAGGACCCCAACTGGCCGAAGACGACGGAGCGGTTCCTCACCGAGGCAGTGGAGGCTGAGATCGCCGAGCGGGGCGCCCCGGTTCGGCGGTTCCTCGCCGAGCGGGGCGATGTGTTGATCTGGCACTCCCGCCTGATCCACCGCGGTTCGCCCCCCGAGGTGCCCGGCATGCAGCGCAAGGCCCTGATCGCTCACTACTCTGGGATTGGCGCGCGCCCGGACATGCCGCCGGCTCTCCAGCGCGCGAGCGGGGGGTTTTACTTCCCTATCAGGGACCACGTTCCGGTATGAAGACTGACGACGATGCCAGGCTGGCGAAGATCATGCGCCGTGTGCTGAAGGAACATGCACCGGGTCCCGACTTCCTCGACGAGGAGACGCTGTACCTCGATAGTGGGGAGACGCCGCTGGACTCCGGGGATAGGGACATCATCGAGAGAGTGCTGAGGGAGGAGTGAGGATGGCCGTCGTAGTCACGCCTGTCTTGGACACCAAGCGCCTGAATCTGGGCCCCGGGAACCACTATGCCGAGGGCTGGCTGAACGTCGACAAGTACGACTTGCCCCACCACAAGCGCCGGCCGGATCTCATGGTGGACGTGCTCGAGGGGTTGCCGCTTCCTGACGGATCGTTTTCCAAAGCGTATGCTGGGCATGTTCTCGAGCACCTCCCCTACGCGCAGGTCCCCCAGGTCATTGCCGAGTGCTGGCGCGTGCTGGCTCCGGGGGGCTCGCTCGCCGTCGTGGGGCCATGTATCGAGCTTGCCATCCGCACCGGACAGCCGAGATGGTTGCTCCGGGACATCATCGCCAATCCGACTCCGGAAATGCCGGGCCTCGGCCATGAGTGGACCCCCACGGCGCTCCTGACGCTCATCGCTGTTCAGCGAGGCATCGGCTTGCCAGTGACCGAGCTGGTGTCGGTGGAAGAGATCACGCCGCCGATGTGGCCTAACCCTTCGCTCGCCCCGTGGCAGTGCGCGATCCTCGCCACCAAGCCGTGACCTAAGGTCCTAGCCACTCTCTGCGCGGTGTAGGGCTAGTGCCCGGGGCGGTGAGCGACCGAGCAGTCCACAGTGGCGGCATCCGCCCCCAACGCTCCGGCCGCATGCTGAGCAAACCGTCGGCCTCCTTACCGTGCGCGTAGCAGAGCCCGTCGCTTCGTAGGGCCGAGGGATCCTGCCGACAGCCGGGGTCCGCGCAGTACCGCATTGCGGAATCCTACGACGAGCGGGTAAGGTGCTCGGGTGCTCGCCGGAGTGCTCGCCACCCTGACGGCCATCTTGGGAGCGCTGCAACCTGCCCCCAAGATTCCTCTCCCCATGCCTGAGCCCGCCACAAGCCCATCTCCGGCCTCGCATAGCGACGGAGAGCCGCGAGCGGAGCCTCCGGCATCAGATAACCCCATAGAGCGCTGGCGCCCGCTGGTGGAGGAGTCCGGTCTGCCTGTGGAGTGGGCGCTCCGAACGATGCGGTGCGAGAGCCAAGGCAACCCACGCGCGGTGAACCCGCGGGGCCCTTACCACGGGTTGCTTCAGGTCTACCGTGGCTCGTTCGACCCGAGGACGAATCTGGCACAGGCCCGGTCCATCTTAGAGAGGCAAGGCCGCCGAGCATGGCCTGTCTGCGGACGTCGGTCTTGACCCTTGCAGCGTCCTATGACACACTCCCTCGCAACCGCATAGCCCCCCGCAGCACGACCCGATAGGCGTCTCCGGGGATCGGCCCCGATAGGGCCCCCGATCCTTTTTCGCGAGGAGGCGCCGACATGCCAGCAGCGACGACTGACGAACGTCCGCCCGCGTCCGAGGTCCGGTCGGACCTGCTCGCCGCTGGCGACAAGCTCTACGAGCTCCGCAGCACGGCCCCCGAGGACCGCTCCGATACCTGGGAAGACGACGTCCGGGAGGCCACGCGCTCGATCAATCACCTCGACGCCATCCTCATCGCCTACGAGCGTGGCCCCGAGCCCCCAGAAGCACCGAAGGGCCCCCGGGCCGCGATGGCCCGCACGGGGAACGACGGCTACGAGTACCGCTCACCGGGCGAGATCTACACGGCCCACGAGCACTACGCCAATCACGGCACCTACGTGGGTGGCAACCTCCCGGACATCGAGGCCAACAACCTCATCGAGTGGCGTCATGCTCTGCCCAGCGCGGAGTATCGGACCCTGCTCGACACGGCACAGACGGACCCCGCAGCGGGCCTGTGGATGCCCCGTGGGACCCCTATGCCGCCCGTGCCGCGCGAGCAGCGCATGTTCATCCGGGACGTGCTCTCGGTCATCTCGACCACGCTGAACTCGGTTCCGTACATTCGGGAGCTGAACCCCGCCACGAACCAGACGGGGGCCTCCAGCGTGGCCGAAGGCGTGGCCAAGCCCGAGGTGACAATGCAGTTCGTCGCCGCCGATGCTCCGATCCGCAAGATCGCAGCGTGGATTCCGGTGACGACGGAGATCATCGACGACGCGCCCACGCTCCGGGGCTACATTGATCGCCGTCTCGGCTACATGCTCGCCTTCCGCGAAGAGGCCGAGATCCTGAACGGGAACGGCGTGTCGCCCGATCTCCGGGGCATCCGCCAGACAGTCGGCCTCCAGACCATCGCGTCCGTGGGCGCTGGGGAGGCGGCCGCCGGGATCGGCCGGGCTATCGGCAAGATCGAGCTTGTCGACGGCGAGGCCGACTTCCTGGCCATGAATCCGACGGACTTCTGGCTCATGGTCACGACGCGGCACAGCACGCAGTTTGACGCTGGCTTTGGGACCGGTGTGCCGTACGGGACGGCTCCGAGCACCGTCTACGGCCTGACGCCGATCAGGACCCCGGCCATGGAAGCGCTCAAGTTCTTGGTGGGCTCCGGCCGGTTGGGCGCTGCCATCTTTGACCGGCAGCAAACTGTCATCCGGGCAGGGAACCAGCACGCGAGCTACTTTATCGAAAATAAAATCGCAATTTTGGCGGAAGAAAGAATTGGGCTTGGGATTTTCAGACCCGATTTTTTCGTTGAAGGGACAATTAGTTGGTAACGAACAATTCGACATGGAATCAGGTACAATGAAGCCAAGAAAAGCCCCGGTCGTGAGTGACCACGCCGGGGCCAGCCGATCCCATAGGAGGGGACCGACATGGCGAAGCGTATCTGTTCCGTTGCCGATTGTGACCGCATCCATTACGCGCACGGCTTCTGCGAACGGCATTACAAGCGCATCAGGGCCAATGGGACCACGAACCGTAAGCCCCCGGCAGGAAGGCCGCCAGTTGAACGCACTGAAGTTGTTTGTGAGGCGTGTGGCGTGACCATGACCCGTCGGGTATCCGACGTAGCGCGCAACACCTCCGGCCGATTCTTCTGCTCGGAAGTGTGTCGCAGGCGTCTTGGGTCCAAGCCCGTCAGTATTGCGGAGCGGTCCTGCGAGCAGTGCGGAGAGATGTTCCGTCCTCGCCAGCGGAGCGTACCTGGGCGGTTCTGCTCCAAGGTGTGCCACGACGCTTGGCAAGGTCGGAATAGAGAACTCCGTCGATGCGATGGCTGCGGAGAAGAGTTCTACATGAAGCCATCGCAGAGCAACGCAGGTCGGTTTTGCTCTAAGGCTTGTGAAGGCACGGCAAGAATCAAGCGGCCTCTTGATCGTGAGCATAACGGCAAGCCCGCCCGCCTCGACCGTGATGGATATGTCTGGATCTGGGAACCCGAGCACCCAGCATCGGAGACCTATGGCGGCTGGGTAGCCGAGCATCGTTTTGTTGCCGAGCAGATCATCGGTCGCCCTCTTACGCGTGACGACCAAGTGCACCACATCAACCGCGTCAAGCACGATAACCGGCCGGCGAACCTGTCGGTGCTTGACGGGAGCACGCATTTCTACGTCACGCTTGCCGAACGGGCTTCGGATCGTGACCTGCTGGCGCAGTACATCGAAAGGTACGGACCGCTTGAGTGACCCTTGTCCACGAGTGGCGACCGGGGCCGTGCGATATCTGCGGCGGCGGAGCGTGCATGGGCTTCGTCGTCCCTCCGTACCTGGAGACGTATCCCTTCCTTCCCGGTGGCATCCCCGTAAGGAGGCCGGACATGCCCGATGACGTGGTGGTGACGGAGCGGATCTTCCAAGGGGGCCTTCTCGTGGCGTCGCCTGGGGATCGGATCAACGCGGCGGACGCGCAGCGCTGGGGGGTAGGCCCCGACGGTAGGCAGGCCCCCTTGGAGGAACCCAAGCCCATCCACGCGGAGAAGCGTCCGACGGCTCGCACGCGCGCTCGCAGGCGGGAGAGCACCAGATGAGCGCGCGCGCGAAGAAGCGTGCGGCGCCGGAGCGCTACCGCCTGCTCCGGCAGGTCGGCAACGACGTGAATGCCGATGGGACGCCGGGGGCCCCGTTGCTCGCCGGGTGGGTGGGGACGGTCAAGCGCCGGGACGTCGATCTTGTTGTCCTGGACTTCGCCGTCGAAGCTGGGCCTCCGAACGCTCTCGGCATGGTGCAGGTGCTTCGCTCCGTCTCGTTCCCGGCATCCGATCTGCACGACCCAGACATGTTCGAGCTCGTAAAGGAGGGGTGAGATGGCCGGCCAGTTCTCACGGCTGGGCAAACAGAGGGCGCTCGACGCCGTGACCGGACGGGCGGCTCCGGCGACGTACTCGGCAGAAGTAGTGCTCTGCACGACGGCACCAACGGACTCCACCATTGGCACGGAGTATGGGGCCACGGGCTACGCGCGTCAGGCGATCGTCTTCACGGCTCCGACGGCTGCCGATCCCCCAGTGACGTCCAACACGGCGCTGATCACCTTTGGCCCGTTCACGGCCGGCACGGGCGCCACTATCACGCACGCTGAGCTGGTGCTCGCGGCGGCCGGCACCGTCGACCCGACCACCGAGATGTACGCCTGGTGGACGCTGACGACCTCCAAGACTCCGGGCAATGGGGACTCGGCAACTATCGCCATCGGGGCGTTTTCACTTAGCTTCACGGTCTAATACTAAGGAATCGGAGCGATAGAAAGGCCACTCGGATGGGCTACGATCCAGCGCCGCAGTCCTCCCCCGTCGGCCTCTTTGCTCGTCTCGCAGGCTTGCGCCTGTGGCCAATTCTTCGGGACTGTTACGACGGCCGGGCTACCGACCCTAGCGCCTGGACCGCAGCTCATCTGGGTGACTATCCCATTATAGGGGACGCGTAGGTGGAGCACCTTCTCCGGCTGCCCGACGATCTGGAGCCGGAGCGAGCGCGCACGATCATCTCCCAGCTCGAGCGCACCATCACGCCCGAGGGTCGGTTCCTGTTCATCGGGCTCCCGCCCGCGTTGCCCGAGTCGGCTGTTGTGGAGCTGATCGTCAAGATCCGGCACATGATGGGTTTGTTCGCCGCCGAGGGCCGCTAGATGGCAACCGGCAGCATCATGCTCTCGCCCGGAGCCGCAGTCCTCCCCGACGGCTCGGCGAGCAATGCCGCCCCGGCACTCCAGCGCACGAAGTCATCGGCCGCCGCCCCGAGCCCTCACTTTCTCCAGCTCGCGTTCGATGCCGCCACGAAAGAGATGGTCATGTGGAGCTTTCGCATGCCCGTCGACTATGCCAGTGGCCCGGTGCTCAAGGTGCAGTACAAGATGGCCTCGGCCACCTCCGGGAACGTCATCATCGAGGGACGCCTGGCGGCCGTGTCGGACGGGGACGCTACCGACGTGGATGCCAAGGCGTTTGCGGCTGCGAACACCTCTAGTGCCACGGCCGTGCCGGCGACGGCCGGTTACATCGACGAGATCAGCCTGACCCTCACGAACGCCGATTCGGTGGCAGCCAACGACTACGTGATCGCCTACCTCGCCCGGGATGCTGCCAACGCCAGCGACACGGCCACGGGGGACATGGAGGTCATCGCGGCCACCCTCGAGTACCTAACGACGTAGATGGCTCGCAATTTTGTCCGGGCGAGCGCCACTCGGATCCGGTTCACTCCCGGGGCCCTGACGCTGACCGACGCTGGGAACCGGACTTTCGTCGGCATCTGCAAGCGCGCCAGCGTGGGCGGCCAGCATTCGATCGTGGGGCTGAACTACTCGACCGACGTCAGTGCCATGATGCAGTGGCAGGACACGACCAACAAGCTCAAGTTCTCGGTCAATGGCGCCAATGTCTTTCAGGTGTCGACATTCACCGTCCCCGTCGCGTCGAACTGGGTCCTGGTGGCAGCCGGGAAGACCTCGGGGACCACCACGCCCCGCTTCCACCTCTACGTCTACGACACGAACACGTGGACGCACGAGGACGCCGCCGGGACGATGATCGACGGCAGTGGCCAGACCACCACGACCGTCGAGATAGGTTCCATCTTCAACGGATTCGATTCCTTCGACGGAGACATAGCGCTCGCCGGGATCTTCCCCTCTGTGCTGACCGACGCTCAGGTAGAGACTCTCCCGTTCTCTCTCATGGCCTGGCTCTCCCTCTCGCCGGCCGGCCTGTGGCTGCTCGACCAGTCGGACACGGCGCAGAACGTCATCGACATGACCGGTGGCGGCGCGAACCAGACGGCCATCACGGGGACCTCGGTGTCGACGAACAGCGTGCCGATCTTCTCGTACGGGTACCCCGTGCTGCGCGCGGAGCGCCCGGTAGTCGCGGGTGCCCCGGTTCTCGACGCGGCCGGCCTGGCTTCTTCCTCCGGCACGGCGGGGCTCACGGCCAAGTGGGCAGCCGATTCTGCCGGCTTGGCGTCGTCGTCCGGGACGGCTGCGATCACGGTGGCCCCCGTGTCGTCGGACGCGATCCTCAATCCCTGGTCGGATGTCTCGGTCAACTCCTGGACCACGGACACCGGGGGCACGACCAGTCTCTACGCGGCCATCGACGAGACGACAGCCTCGGACACCGATTACGTGCAGTCTCCAGCGAATGCCGACTCGAGCAGCTACTACGAGACGGCCGTGGAGGCACGAGTGGATCCCGTCTCGTCGTCCGGGCATATCGTCCACTATCGCTATCGCAAGCTGAACGCGGCCGACACCGTCGACCTGACGGTGAGCTTGCGGCAGAGCGATGCGACCGAGATCGCGTCGTGGGTGCACTCCGGCATCGGCACAACCTGGACGACTCAGGACCAGACACTCACCTCCGGTCAGGCCGACTCGATCACGAACTACGCCGACCTGCGCCTGCGGTTCGTGCCCACGGTCACGGGCGGGGCTCCGTCCAAGGTAGCGGACCGGGGATCCGTGGCGGATACAGCGAGCAGCACGACCACGGCCGTGTCCATGTCGGCCGGTGGATCGATCACGGTGGGCAATTATCTCATCGCTCGGGTGGCGGCGGACAACTCTGGCGGGGGCGGGGCCGCACGAACCGTGACGATCTCCGACCCACGGGGCAACTCCTGGACGGTCCTGACGCAAGCCAACCGGGATCCTGGGGCGGCGAACGAGGGCACGACCTGCACCATCGCCTACGCCAAGGTGGCGAACGCCTACTCGAACGGCGACTCGATCACCGTCACCTACTCAGGGGCAGTCGTGGCCGACTCCGTTGTGATTGAGGAGTGGACGGGGATCCACGCCACGGTCCCGGAGGCGCAGGGGGCCACCACGGCGACGGGCGGATCCGCAACGCCGTCCATCGCGCGTGACCCGCAGGCAGCGAGCAATGTCGTCTACTGCGCGCTGGCCATCGAGGGTCCGGGGAGCGACTCCTACACGGAGGACTCGGACACCACGAGCGGCACTTGGGCGACGCTCACGGTCATCGGCGGATCCAACGCCACGGCCGACCTGAACCAGAAGACAGCGGGGGCCTATAAGGCGGTCTCGGCCGGGGGCTCTCAGACCTGGGATCCGACTATCACCTCGCGGGACTGGGCGGCCGTGGCCTTCGCCATCGCCAAGGCTGTCTCGACCAACCGGGCGCAGGTCTCGTGGGCCAACTTCGAGCTTCCGGGCGGCGTTGTCACGCATGTCCTCGCTGCGGCCGGACTGGCGTCCTCATCGGGGATTGCCGCAGTCGGCGACCTGATCCCCGTAGCGTCTGCGGGCCTGGCATCGTCCTCCGGCACTGCGGCCCTGGGGACTCTGCTCCCCGTGGCGTCCGTCGGCCTTGCATCCTCGTCCGGTACGGCGGCCGTAGGTGACTTGATCCCCATAGCATCGGCTGGCCTCGCCTCGTCGTCTGGCACTGGCGCAGCGAACCTGACCATGCCGCTCGCGTCTGCGGGCCTCGCGTCCTCGTCGGGATCTGCTGATCTGCTGACCGGAGTCGTCCTGGCATCTGCCGGCCTTGCCTCGTCTTCCGGTACCGCCGGCCTGCTGGTCGGCGTCGTGCTCGAGGGCACGGGGCTGGCATCGTCGTCCGGCACTGGAGCGGTCCTGGTGGGGTCCGTTCTCACAGCAACGGGGATGGGCTCTTCGTCTGGTGCGGTGGCGGCGAACCTTCTGTTCCCGCTCGCAGCCTCCGGGCTCGCGTCGTCATCTGGGGCGGCAGTGGCCCGGCTGGTTGGTGGCGCCCCGGCGCTGATCGCTCATCTGACGACGGATATCTCCGACGCCAACGCCACCTCGTACGACACGGCCTCGTTCACTTCCACCGTGGATCGGCCGCTGTTCGTCGGCGTCCTCGTCGCTGACACGGCCGCGGTGCTGACGCCGACGCTTTCCAAGACTGGCGTCTCCCTCTCCTCGCTCGGTGGGATCGAATTCGACACGGCGGGGACACGGCGGGGCATCTTCCTGTTCGTCGGCATCCCGACCTCCACATCGACCGGCGTCCTTACGATCACGCCCACGGAGGCGGTCGTCGGTTGTGGATGGACCATCTTCGAGGCGACGAACCACGACCCGACGGATCTGATCGAGGGTTCGGCCATCACGGCCTCGGGCAACGGGACGGCGATAGCGGCGACGCTGCCGGCGTTCGTGTCGACCAACAACGTTGCCGTGGCCGTGATGGCGGTCGACGTGGACGGGACGTTCACCGCCGGCCAGAACTTCACGATCATCGGGCAGGACGTCTCCGCCAGCGCGGCCCCCGTCCAGTCAATCGCATCCGAGCGCGCCACCAACGACGAGACGGTTGACGCCACGGGTCCGGCCGGGCTGTGGGGCACCGTCGCCGCAGAGGTGAGGGCATCCACGGGGGCCGTCGTGCAACCGCTGGCGGCCGACGGTCTCGCATCCTCCGCGGGTACGGCTGCTCTGCGCCTGGAGATGCCGCTCGCGGAGACTGGGCTTGCGTCCTCCAGCGGAAGCGCGCTGCTCGGAGCGCTCCCGCCCCTCGAAGCGACGGGACTGGCTGCGAGCGGTGGAGCGGCGACTCTCCAGGTTGCCTACGAGGTCGTGGCGGTCGGCGTTGCCTCCTCGTTGGGGACAGGGGCGATAGTCCAGACTCTCTCGCTCGCCTCTGCAGCGCTTGCGTCATCCAGCGGCAGTGCCGACCTCCTCGTCTCGGCCACCCTGACGGCCACCGGTTTCGCCTCGTCGGCTGGAGCCGGGACCCTGACGACAGCGATCACACTGGAGGTGACGGGCGTCGCATCGTCGTCTGGCCAAGCCGACGCTGGACTCCGCACGCCGCTGGCTACGGCCGGGCTGGCCGCGTCCGACGGTTCCGCAACGATCGGCGTCCTGCTCCCACTAGCCGCGTCGGGGGTTGCGGCTTCCTCCGGTACCGCCGACGTGATGGTGGGCGTCGTGCTCATAGCCACGGGGCTTGCAGCGAGCACGGGCACGGCCGACGTGACGGCGCCCATTCGCACCGAAGCGACTGGCCTTGCGTCCTCGTCGGGGGCCGCCTCCGTGCTGGTGGAGGTCCGTCTGGTCTCGGACGGGATGGCTGCCTCTTCGGGGCTCGGAGCACTGGAGCTTGCCGTCCCACTCGCGGGTACGGGGCTGGCTTCCTCCTCCGGTATTGCAGGGCTCGCCCTGGGCTTGCCGGTTGCTGCTACGGGGCTGGCGGCGTCCGATGGGTCTGCGGCTGTGCTCACGGCGGTCACACTGGCGGGCTCGGGTGTTGCCGCAAGTGCCGGTGCCGGATCGCTCGCAGCGACGTCGGCGCTTGTCTCCTCCGGCCTTGCATCCTCGGACGGCAGTGCGGCCCTCGTGATGTCCGCCGACCTCTCGGCTGCCGGGGTGGCGTCCTCCTCTGGAGTGGCCGACGCGCTCCTCTCCATTGGGCTGGTTGCGAGTGCATCGGCCGCCTCTTCGGGCACCGCGAGCGCCGATCTGATTGCTGGATTGACGGGGGCCGTGGTGGCATCGTCCTCTGGCGCTGGAGATCTGCATGTCGTCTCCGGCCTTGCGAGTTCAGGCCTCGCTGCTGGCGCCGGGGCGGCCGGCCTGATTGCGACGTGGACGTTCGCTGCTGCGGGGCTGGCCTCGTCGAGCGGAGTGGCCGGCCTGGAGGTGCCCGGGGACCTCGAAGGGCTCGGGCTGGCGACGTCCAGCGGCTCGGCCCCCCTGATCGTAGCGGTCGACATGCGGGCGGCGGGGGCCGCTTCGTCGTCCGGTGCGGCCAGCCTTGCAGTCATCGCCCCGCTGAGTTCCATTGGAGTCGCCTCCTCTTCGGGGGCCGCGACCCTGGTGGCCGGGGTGACGGTTGCGGCAGCGGCCCTTGCGTCTTCAGCCGGCACTGGCGCTGTGGTGGTCACGGCCACGCTCGCGGCGACTGGGGTGGCGTCGTCCTCTGGTGTCGCCGGTCTTGCGACCACGGCCGTTCTCGCGGCGTCGGGGCTTGCGTTTTCGGCGGGAGCGGGGGCGCTCGATGCCCGCGCCGTGCTGGAGGCAGCGGCCTCGGCTTCCTCGTCGGGAAGTGCCATCGCGGCAGTGTCGGCCGCTCTCACGGGAGTTGGACTGGCGTCAAGCTCGGGAATGGCATCGACGGCTGTCCGAGCGGAGCTTGTTGCGGGCGCCCTCGCCTCGTCGTCCGGCTCGGCGGCCATGGAGATCCCGGGGGCCGGAGCCATCGAAGCGGTCGGGCTTGCCTCCTCTGCCGGGTCGGCCGAACTTACGCTGGTCGCTCTTCCGCTCGAAGCGGCGGCGCTTGCATCTTCGGCGGGCGCTGCGAGCCTTGCCATCCCGGCAGTGTTGGGAGCACAAGGTCTTGCCGCCGCGGCGGGGGAAGCGGACCTCGTCGTATCGGAGCCCCTGCAGGCCCCGGTCTTGGTCTCCTCGTCCGGCAGTGCAGCGCTCATCCTGGAGATCAGGCTCGGCGGAGTCGGAGCGGCAACGTCAACCTCTTCCGCTACCGCCACCCTGACCCTTGCGTTGATGGGGAGCGGGCTTGCGTCGACCCTCGGAGCAGCGCGGTTCGCTCGGCCGTATGTTGGTCATCCGACGAAGAGCAGCGGGCCATCCGGGCAGTCCAGCGTGAGCGATGGAACCGGGCGGACATCCGTGATGGGTAACCCTGGGGGGAATTGATGGCTCAGTACTCGATGTCTACGGGCAAGGTCACTACCGGGGCTCTCGCTGCGGCTGCGGTGAAGAGCTTGGTCCTGCTCAATCCCGTCACGGACAAAGGCCGGCTCATCGAAGCATGGCTCTCGTTCGGATCCACGGCCTCGCAGACGGATATTGCCTTCGAGCTCTATCGGACAGTCACCTTGGGCTCTCCGGCGGGCACGACGGGGGTCGTGATCAAGTACGACCCCGCGGAGGGCCCTGCGAGCTGGACGGGGCTTACCGCCCTGAGTGCGGAACCCACCTCCGTCGAAGTGCTGACGAGCGGCTACCTGACCACCAACGGCGGGCTGATCGTCGTCCAGTGGCCTCTCGGCCGGGAGCCGGTGGGCGCCGCCGCTGGCTCCCGGCTGGGGATCAGAGTCGTTAACGACGGAACTGGGACGATGACCGCTGTTGACTGCCGGGCAACTTTGGTATGGGACGAATGAGGAGGTCCGCCGTGGCTCTCGCCCTTGCCGTGCTCATGATGCTCGTCATGCTGCCCGCCCCCGCTCGAGCACAGGGGTGCGTCGGTATGTCGGTGACGCCGGCCATGAGCCTCCAGGCGACGTTCGACGCCTATCCGGAGGGGACGACGTTCTGCCTCTCTGCGGGCACGTGGCGGATCACCGAGCGCCTGCTGCCCAAGACGGGGCAGGTGCTCCACGGGGAGCCGGGGACGATCGTCTCGGGGGCCAAGGTGCTCATGGGCTGGAGGTTCTCGGCCGGCAAGTGGTACAAGAATGGCCAGACGCAACAGACGCCGCCGGAGGGCTCCTGCTTCACGGCGAACTTGTGCAACTACAACGAGTGGCTCTACCGCGACGGGCAGTGGCTCTCGCGCGTGGGGAGCCGGGCTGCGGTCACGGCCGACACGTGGTTCTTCGACTACGCCGCCGACCGCATCTGGATCGGAGCTTCCCCTGTCGGCCATACCTTCGAGGCGTCGGTCTCGCCCGGGGCCATCGGTGGCAACTACCCGGCCACAGACGTGCGCGTGGAGGGCCTGACGTTCGAGAAGATCGCCAACACGATCTCGTGGGGGGCGGCCAAACCAGGGGTCCGGTGGACACTCGATGGGGTCACGGTACGGCAGGTTCACGGTACGGCGATCGCAGCGGACTACGACGCGATCGCCGTCATCAACAGCAAGGCGCTCGACAACGGCGCCACGGGGATGGGCGGCTACCGGTCGACCAACAACCGGTTCGAGAACAACGAGATCACGGGCAATCAGCATCTGCTCTTCAACGACACGGGCGACGCCACGAAGTGGGCCCGGACGGTCAACCTCACCGTGCGGAACAACATCCTCGGGGGTGGCGTCGGGAACGGCCTGTGGCTCGACACGGGCAACGACGGGGCCCTCGTGGAGGGGAACACCGTGCACGACCAGACCGGCATCGGGATCGTGAGCGAGGTCGACTGCACGGTCACGATCCGCAACAACACCTCGACGAACAACGGGGGCGACGGACTCCAGGTCGTCGACTCCCGCAACGCCGACGTGTGGGGGAACACCGTCCAGGCTCCCTCTACGGCCGGCGGCATCGTCGTGTGGCACCAGGGCCGGGAATCCACCGACTGCCCCGGAGGCATCGCCTCCGTGGCAATCCACGACAACGACGTGACCATGGCCGCCAACGCCTCGGGGCTCCTGGTCTGCTGCGGCGGGACGAGCGCGATCTTCACCGCCGGGACGGTCACGTTCGCCGGCAATCACTACCACGTCCCCGATCCGGCCGGCGCGTGGTGGCAGTGGCTGGGGAGTCCGAAGACCTGGGCGCAGTGGCAGGGCTACGGCCATGACCTCTTGGGGAGCGTGGACTGATGACGACGCTGGCCGAACGGATGGAAGGTGTGCCGCTCAACGACACGGCTACGCGTGACGCCATCTGGGACCAGTGGGTAGCGGAGCAACCCTACCGCTTGACGCCCAAGATGCGATACGCCCTTGAACTGCTTACTCATGGTCCCGGACAGTACTCCGCACTGCGCACGGGCGATGTTCTCGGCCCTTGGCCCGCCGTTCACTGGCGGACAACCAGGGCGCTGTTCAAGGTAGGTCTGGTGGTCTACAGCCAGCGCGGCATGCCGATGCGGGTTGAGATCACAGACAAGGGTCGCCGCGCTCTCGAAAAGAGCCGGCGTACGAGTGCCTCCACCTGATGGCCACGTACTACGTCCGCAAAAATGGCAGCGACGCCAACGCTGGCACGTCGCCGAGCGCGGCCTGGGCGACGATCGGCAAGGCCCTCGGAGCCGCCGGGATAGCGGATACAACCGTTACGAACACCGTGTGGGTCGGCGGCGGCGTGTACCGTGAGACAACCTCAGTCGGCATGACGAACCCTACCGCGGAGCAGATTATAGCTGGCGACGTGACGGGGGCTAACACGGGCGACCCCGGTCAGGTGCTGCTCACGGCCTACACGACGGACGACGTGACTGCGCCCTCCGCCTCTACAGCGTTGGTTCTCGGCGGCACCAACTTCCTGACGTTTCGCAACCTCTCGATCCAGGGCGGAACCGGATCCCCGACGGTGCTCTCCGGTGGAACCAACGCCGGCAACGACATCACGTTCGAGGACTGCTTCTTCTTCGCCTGGGAGGCCGAGCGACTCATGCGGATCCACGCCACCGCGGGCAAGGTGCTCAACTGGATGTTCGACCGCTGCCGCTTCGTGTCTGGGCTCGGGAGCGCCTACATGATCCAGTTCGCCGTCGACGCGTCCGCCACGGCGAGCTGGGACATGAACGCAGTGTTCCGCAATTGCATCATGGGCCCGGGGAGCAGCTCGGGCGACCTCATCGACGTCAACCGTGACGGGGGCTCGGGCACGTTCCGGGGCGGCGGGGTCAAGGTCTACAACTGCACGATGCTCGGCTCCGCGTACGCGATGTACGTGGGCCCGGACCAGGCGGGCATGGTGGCTTGCGTCGTCGAGAACAGCCTGATCCTGACGGCAACGGGACTCCAGACGGACTCCGGGACGATCAGCGAGGACTGGAACCTCTTCAACTGCCCGACGCCACGGGTGGGGGTCACGGCGGGCAGCAACTCGAAGACGGCATATGCCGTGGGCATCCACATGGGCCAGCAAGTGCTGTCGGGGTTCCAGCTTCGTCCGTTCTGCACCCCGATGCCAGGCTCGGTGCTCCTTGGCTTCGGGAACTCGGCGAACGGGCCCGCCGTCGACTTCTCCAACCGCCCACGGCCGGCCGGCGGGCAATCCACCCTGAAGGCCGTGGGGGCGCTGGAGCGGCACGACACGGCCGTCCTGGATTCGTCGACCAGTCCCATCTCGTACCGCATCGATGGGCCCGGGGACCAGGATCTGCAGATCCCCGTGGCCGCGGTGGGGACGTCGATCAGCCTGCAGATCCAGTACGACACGAACCACGGCACGACGACTCCGCCGCAGGTCCAACTCCTCGCCAACGGGGAGGTCGGCGTGACGGCCCAGACGCTCACGGCGGATGCGGTCACGGACGTGTGGCTGACGATGACCTTCAGCCAGTTCACGCCGACTGGCGGATCGTGGGTCACGGTGCGGCTGGTCAACCGAGCCGGTGCCGGCAGTGGCAAGGCCTGGTTCACTTCCCCGGTGGTCGTGTGATGCCGGCCGATCCAGCGAAGAGCAGGCGAGGCGAGGTCACGGGAATGGGCCAGGGCAACGTGGCGGCCACCCCGTTCGTCGCCCGCCGGGGCGAGGTGTTCCCGGCCGTGACGGGCAAGACCGTCGTCCCGACCGACAAGCGGGGACTCGCCCTGCCCAGGGGCCCGGCGGTGAGGGTCGGATGAAGATCGGCGACCGGGGGAGCACGCAGAACCTCACCGGGCAGGCGTCCACGACCGTGACGATCACGGCCGACACGGCGCCCGGGAACCTCCTGATCGCCCGCGTGGCCGTCGACAACTCCGGGAGCGGCGGTGCGGCGCCTGGGCTCACGGTCACGGACGCGCGAGGCAACACCTGGATCGAGCTTGGCCCGGCCTTGCAGGACCCCGGGGCGGCCAACGCCGGGGCGACCTGCTACATCGCCTACGCGCTCGTCAACGTCCAGTTGCTGACCGGCGACCTCGTGACGTTCACGTGGGGGGCCGGCAACCCGGTGGCCAAGGCCATCGTCATCGAGGAATGGACAGGGATCGACCAGGGCAACCCGGTTGCGGTCGCGGCGGTCACGGGCAACGCCGGCTCAGCGACCGTCTCGATCTCCATCTCGCCGACCGCCGGGAACCAGCTCGTCTACGGCGCGTGCGCGAGAGAGGGCCCGGCCGGGGACGCGACCACGTACGACTCCGACACGACGAGCGGGACGTGGGAGACGCTGACCAGCCTCGCCACGACGAGCGGCACCGCCGCCTCCAACCAGCGGATCGTCGGGCAGGCCAAGTCGGTCGACGCCGCCGGCGCGCAGACCTGGGACCTGACCATCACGTCCCGGGACCATGCCGAGATCGTCGTTGTGTTCGGGGGCTCGGGCGGCCGTTCGCAGGTTGAAGCGCTTCAGGCCGTGAGCAGGGCGGCGGTGTACTGATGGCCCGCACCGGCCGCGCGTTCCCGAGCCATACCAGGCTCGTCAGGACTCCGACTGCTGAGATCCCGCAGCTTGTCGCCGAGGGGCTAGCGTCGTCCTCCGGGGGCGCCAATCTGCTCGCCACGGCAGCGATGGCGAGCGCCGGTCTTGGCGCATCGTCCGGTGCGGGGGCGCTGTCCGTGCTCGCCGTGCTCGCGTCCGCGGGGCTCGGCTCGTCGGCTGGCGCAGGAGACCTGAGTCTGCGGGTACCGCTGGTATCCGCAGGACTTGCCTCGTCGTCGGGCTCGGGAGCGCTCGACGTGGCGACGACACTGGGGGCCGCGGGGCTCGGGGCCTCCAGTGGGTCCGCCAACGTCCTCACGACGGTAGCGCTCACCGCCTCGGGAGCGGCATCGAGCGATGGGATCGCTGACGTCTCCGGTCCCGTGTCGATATCTGCCGTCGGCGTGGGGGCATCCTCTGGCGCTGGTGCTCTCGGCCTCGGGATCCCCGTAGCGTCTGCCGGTTTGGGGGCCTCGGACGGCGCGGGGGCCTTCTCGGTGGCTGCGGCCACGGCCAGCGCCGGCCTCGCCACGGGAGCGGGCACTGGCAGTCTCGTCGTCACTGGGGCGCTCGCTGCCCAGGGTGCCGCGTCGTCTTCAGGGGCAGCAGGTCTTGAAGCACCGGGGGACCTTGTGGCTCAGGGCCTCGCGGCTTCCGTGGGGAGCGCCGTTGCCGATCTGGTTCTGCCGCTCGAGGGGGCTGGGCAGGCATTGTCCGCCGGCGTGGCGGACCTCGAGACCGTCGGCGAGCTGAACCTGGAGGCCATCGGCGAGGTGAGCACGTCGGGGTCGGCAGCGATCACCCTGACTATCGACGTCGGAGAGATCGGGTTCACGTCCTCGTCGGGATCGGCGGCGGTCACGGTCACGGTCGTGCTCGCCGCCGACCTGATGGCGAGCGGCTCCGGGGTGGCAAGCGTGGTGATCCCCGGAGAGACCGAGACGCCGTTCGTGTGGGACCCGACAAGGGTCACGGGGCCGACTGGGCGCACGCTCACTGTGGCGGTCACTGGAGGGCTTCTCTGATGGCCGACTTCTTCATCAAGCGCGGCGATACCCAGTCGCCCATCCGCCGGACCATGCTCGACGCCAATGGAGCCGTGGTGCCCTTGGACGCTGCCCTGTCGGTGCGGTTCATCATGCGTGGCCTCTTTGCTGCGGCACTCAAGGTGGACAGCGCGGCGGCCTTCGTGGAACCCCGATCGACGGGGACAGTCGAGTACCAGTGGGTGCTCGCCGACGTCGACACGCCTGGGGAGTTCCTGGCCGAGTTCGAGATCACATGGCCGCCCGGCAAGCAGACGTTCCCCAACAAGAGCTACATCACAGTGGAGATCGGGGCTGATCTGCGGGCGCTCACGGAAACCAATCCGCTTGTCACGATCGGGCAGTACCGGCTGGCCACGCTCGATACGACTTCGAGCGATGTGGCGGTCTCGGGGGCCCTCATCGAAGCGCAGGAGCTCGTCGAGGAGTATCTGGGCCGTCCGCTTCTGGAGCAGGAGCGCACGGAGACGCTGCTCATCGACCGGACGGGCCGCGTGCACCCGTCGGCGGTGCCCATCACTTCCGTCTCCGTGCCCGCAGGGGCGACGATCGACCGGTTCACGATCACGGACGTGGACCCCGACGAGACACCCGCGCCTTTCTTCTGGACGGATCCGCCGGCATGGGGGACATGGCAGCCACGCGCGACGGTGACGTACGTCGGGGGCTTCACCTCCGCCACGCTGCCCACGACTGTCCGGCGGCGCATCATCTGGGAGGCCTACTACATGCTTCACGTCGAGGCTCTGGCCGATGTACCGGTGGACGCGACTGGGGCCCAGATCGGGGACGCTGCCGTGTCGTTCGGTCCGGGCGGCCCTCAGCCATCGCTCACGCCAGACACGCGCAAGATGCTGCGCCCGTGGAGGAAGCCATGAGCCGGGCTACCGTCCGCTCGGCCATCGCGGCGTTCTTCGCGCCCCCGGCCGTGGCCCACCTCGACGTCATGTACGCATGGGCGCCGGCCCCGTTCCTCAACAAGGCCGCCAACCTTGCGTTCCCGACGAACGCGCATGACCTCGGGTGGGCGATCCTGTTCTTCGATCAGGACACCGAGATCCGGCTGGGGACGAGCAATGGAAGCGGAGGGTGCAAAGAGATGCGGTACGCAGTCCGGCTGGAGCTTGTCTACCGCTCCCGGTCGGATGCCGAGAAGGCGCAGGCCGAGTTCGACGACTTCCTCGACTCGCTACGAGCTCGGATCCGCACGAACCGGCAGCTCGGGGCACCATCGGTCATCTTCGAGGCCGGGGAGGGCGAGTTCGGGATCCAGGGGGAGTACCGGGAGCCTCAGATGATTCCCACAAGCCGGCTGGTGACATGCCAGGCATCGGTCCGGTTCGATGTGACCGAGATGGTGAGCGGATAGGGGGCCGAGATGAAGTACGTCTTGAAGCAGGATGTGTGGTTCTCCGGTTCCGATCCGCTGCACGGACCGATGGAGGGTCACTGGAAGGCGG